GGTAAAGTCAAACTAAGTAAAAATATAACTTTAGGTAGTTTCTAATGAGTACAGCTAACTCAGTAACCCCTGGAAGTGATAATACAACTGTAGTTATTCAAAACTCAGAAGGACAGATAACTACAATAGTCCAACCAAATGTAAATGTTGTTGAGGTAGAATTGAGCCAAGGTCCCCCAGGCCCTCAAGGAATTCAGGGACCATCAGGATCACAAGGTTTAACAGGCCCTGAAGGTCCTATTGGCCCTACTGGTCCTTCTGGTTCACAAGGCCCATCTGGTTCACAAGGTCCTATAGGACCTGCTGGTCCTTCTGGTTCACAAGGTCCTTCTGGTTCACAGGGTCCCATAGGACCTGCTGGTCCTTCTGGTTCACAAGGTCCTTCTGGTTCAATTGGACCTTCTGGTTCTCAAGGTGTTCAAGGAATAACTGGTGTTGGCTATCTCCTTTCCTCATCTACTTCTCAAACCATTTCAACTGAGGTTAAAGTTTGGACTGTTAATAAAACCCCTTTAGAATCTGCTTATACTGTAGGTTCTAGAATCAGAGCCTCATACTCATCTACCCAGTATATGGAGGGTGTTATAGGATCATATATAGGTAATAGTATAGGTGTAACTATTGATTATACAACAGGAGCAGGTTCAAATCTATCTCCATGGTATTTTTCAATAGCAGGTGAAAGAGGAGTCCAAGGTCCTACAGGTCCTACAGGCCCTACAGGCCCTTCAGGTTCACAAGGTCCATCAGGTTCACAAGGTCCATCAGGTTCACAAGGTCCTATAGGCCCTTCAGGTTCACAAGGTCCATCAGGTTCACAAGGACCTAAAGGAGACCCAGGGACTTTAACTAACTTTACAGATCTAATTGTAACAGGATCTATTTGGGCTAGTGGATCAGGTAATATAACTGCTAGTAATAATATAATAGCTAATGGTTATATAAGTTCAAGTATAATGTATAGTCCTACTGGGTCATTTAGTTATATTCAAGGTAATAGCCCCATAACTATAAAAGATGATACTACATTCCAAAATGAGTTATACGCCCCTAGACATCCTAGAGTTTTAGATTTTTATGAGATACCTGGGAGGTCAAAAAGTAAAAGTAAGGGAGGTGGATATTCATATGGACAAATTTCTGGCGTATCTAGCAGTTTTATTGCTCCTTCTAGTGGAAAAATTATTATAGAATTAGGATCTGTATTTTTTAGTGTAGATACAATAGTTAATAATGAACAAGGTTATCTTTTTGAAAATGGAGCTTCTGATATAGTTTTAAGTACAACACAAAGTCTTTTTGGAACTTCTTCTGCTGCTAACACTGATGCCGTTGTGACCAATATCCTTAACCCACCCTCAGGAGGAAGATCTACTGTATTACTTAGAAGTAATGGGTGGGTTAATAGGTATATAGGACCTCATAAGTTATTTATTACAGATCTCACTCCAAATACTAACTACACATTTTATTATTATGTTTACGATAACAATGGAGTAACATCACCTTCTTCCCAACGTTTAGCTGATGGAGCTGATGTACAAATAAGTAATTACATCCAAGTAACAGAAGTTCAATAACTATGCCCCAAATAATACAAATAACAACCCAAGGTCCACAAGGCCCTCAAGGTCCTATAGGATTAACTGGCCCTTCAGGTTCTCAAGGACCATCAGGTTCACAAGGTCCTTCAGGTTCTCAAGGACCAATAGGTCCTTCTGGTTCACAAGGCATACAAGGTGAACCTGGCCCTTCAGGTTCTCAAGGACCAATAGGTCCTTCTGGTTCACAAGGTCTACAGGGTATCCAAGGCCCTTCAGGTTCTCAAGGACCAATAGGTCCTTCTGGTTCACAAGGTCTACAGGGTATTCAAGGCCCTTCAGGTTCTCAAGGCCCACAAGGTATCCAAGGTCCTTCTGGCTCTCAAGGTTTACAAGGTATCCAAGGTCCTTCTGGCTCTCAAGGTTTACAAGGTATTCAAGGTCCTTCAGGTTCTCAAGGCCCACAAGGTATCCAAGGTCCTTCTGGTTCACAAGGTCTTAAAGGAGATCCTGGGAGTCTAACTTATTTCCAAGATCTAGTAGTTACAGGATCAATATGGGCTAGTGGTTCAAACGCTAATATAACAGCTAGTAATAATATAATAGCTAATGGTTATATATCTTCTAGTGGAACAGTTTATGGATCAACAGGTTCATTTTCTTATTTACAAGGAAATTCTCCTATAACTGTAAAAGATGACACTACATTCCAAAATAAACTTTACGCCCCACAACATCCTAGAGTTTTAGATTTTTATGAGATACCTGGAGGTTCTGCGACAAGACTTTTTGTAACAGGTTATTCTTATAATTTTATCCCTAATGTTTCTAATAGTTTTCAAGCCCCGGCTAGTGGTAAAGTTATTATAAATTTTGGAAATGTTACTACTGGTTGGTCTTCTTATACTTTTGGTGCTACCGCCGATTCCGCTCCGGGATTTTCAGCTATATTTATAAGCCAAACTGCTAGTCTTTTTGGGACAGCTAGTTTCGGATCTATTGGGGAAGATATAGCAGCCAGACTTAATTCTCCTTCAGGAGGATATATGGGAGTTCATAATAGAAATTTTGACGTTGGTACTAGCTTTTCCAACCCTGTTAATAAACTAATTACAGGATTAACTAGTGGTAGTAATTATACTTTTTATTACTATGTTGGTAATTTAGATGGTACTACTGCTTTTGAGGACGAAGATAAAGCAACTATGACTTTACGTGACTATATTCAAGTAACAGAAGTACAATAATAACTCTGTTATTTATTGATTTAGCCTTATTGATATTTATAACAAAACATCATGGCAAACACTCCTATTTGGCCTGGCTCTTCATCATTCTTCCCAGGTGATACACCTTTTGGATTTTATGATAATGACACAGATTTTCAAACAGATGCTGATAGAGTAGCTATATTTGTAGCTCGCAGGTTAGGATATCCCTTAGTAGATGTTGAATTACAAGATATCAACTTTTATGCTGCTTTTGAAGAAGCAATAACAACATATGGTAATGAAGTTTACGCCTACCAGGTAGCTCAAAATTATTTATCCTTAGAAGGAGCTTCAACAGGATCAAATTTAAATAATACTCTTGTTAGGCCTAATTTAGGTACTATAGTTAGAATTTCTGAACAATATGGTGTTGAAGCTGGAGCTGGGGGTAATGTTACTTGGAGAACTGGGAGTTTAAATTTAACTCGATATGTTCAAAAATATGATTTAAATCAATGGGCTGTTAGCCAAAGTATAGAAGCTGGGGATTTAGAAATAAAGAGGGTTTTTTATGAGGCACTCCCTCCAATTGTAAGATATTTTGACCCTTATGCTGGTACTGGTACTGATGTTCAAGGTCTTTTACAAGCCTTTGGCTTTGGTTCATATTCACCTGGGATTAACTTTTTGTTGATGCCTATTAACTTTGACTTGCAAAAAATTCAAGCTATTGAGCTTAACGATCAAGTTAGAAAATCTAACTATAGTTTTGAATTGATAAATAACCAACTTAAAATATTCCCAGTACCTATTGAAGATAAAATTTTACACTTTGAATATATTCTAAAATCAGATCGTAACAATCCTATAGTGTCAGGTAGTATGGGGCAGGGAAAAATAACAAATGTTTCTAATACTCCCTATGATAATCCTACATACTCTTATATAAATTCAATAGGCAGACAATGGATATTTGAATATACTTTAGCTTTATGTAAAGAAATGTTAGGTTATGTTAGAGGTAAATATTCAACTATACCTATACCTAATTCTGAGGTGACTCTAAATCATGGAGATTTAATATCGGCTGCTACATCTGAAAAAACAGCTTTAATTGAAAGATTAAGAGCATATTTAGATGAAACCTCTAGAAGTAAATTACTAGAAAAAAGAGCACAAGAATCTGAGAACCTTCAGAAAGAATTAAGTAATGTACCATATACAATTTATATTGGCTAATGGCATTATTTGGTAGACAAAGAGACATTAATCTATTTACAACTATCACTAGAGAGTTGATGGGAGATGTTATTACCCAACAATGCTCTTTTTACAAATATAGATTAGAACAAACTATAGTTAATATATATGGTGAAGCTTCTGGGGGTAAATTCTTTGATGGGCCTGTACTATTTAATTGTTTGATTGAAAGACAAGACCAACAATTTACAGTTGATGACTTTGGAGTAGAATACGCTAGAAATGTAGTATTTAGATTTTTAAGAGAAGATTTAATAGATGCTAGCCTAGTCCCTGAAGTGGGTGATGTTATTTTATACAATGGAGGATATTATGAGGTAGATTCTACCAATTCTAACCAATATCTTTTAGGCAAAGACCCAGACTATCCAAATGAAACTAACCCATTAAATCCAGGATTAAGCCAATTTGGTTCTAACTACTCAATAATTTGTTCAACCCACTATACCCCAGCTGATAAGTTAGGTATAGAATTAACAAGACTCTAATGGCTACTAAAGGAAGAACTCCAACCCCTAAATCTCAATATGAGATTTCAACTGGTCAAGCTAAAGAATTAAATAGAGGAAATAAAAATTCTTTTAAAGGAGATACTACTAAGCCTTTTTCTATAGAATTTAAAGATATAGATGAGTCTATAATGTATTATTTTCAAAATGTTATCAAACCTTTTGTAATACAAAATGGACAAAGAATAGCTGTTCCTGTTATATATGGCTCACCTGAGAGATGGAAGTCTATTCAACGTGATGGATATTATAGAGATAAGGAGGGAAAGATTATGGCTCCCATAATAATGTTTAAAAGAAATTCTGTTACTCCTATTAAAGGTCAATATAATAAACTAGACGCTAATAATCCTATTAACGTAGCATATTTTCAAAAAAGATATAATAAGCAAAATGCTTATGATAAATTTAATATCCTTAATAATAGAGTTCCTATAAATGAATTTCACGCTGTAGTTGTACCAAACCATGTAACAGTTAGTTATAGTTGTATTGTTATGACTTATTATATGGAACAACTTAATAAAATAGTTGAATCAGTTACATATGCTTCTGATTCATATTGGGGTAATCCTGAAAGATTTAAATTTAAAGCTAATATAGATTCTATAGCTACTGTTACAGAATTAACAGATGGTAAAGATAGAATAGCCAAAGCTACTTTTGATATTAGTATGAATGGATATATTATACCTGATATTCCACAAAAAGATTTAACAGTAGATAAAAAAATATTTAGCACAGGTCAATTTGTTGTTGAAACTGAGACTGTTGTTGATATAAATGAGATTAATAAACGTTCCAAAAAACAGATTGATATAAAAAATCCCCAAAATACAGACACCGGGAATTTTTGAAAAAAATTCTAATATTTATAGAAAACATAAAATATTTATATTATGAGTGAACAAATACAGTTATCCAAAGAAGAACTTGAAAATATCAAGCAGTTACAAACTACTCAACAAAATTTAATTAACAATTTTGGACAGGTAGAATATCAATTACAAGTGTTAGAAACTCAAAAAGATAAATTAATTGAATCTTTAGCTCAATTGAGAGAAGAAGAAGTTAATTTAGGAAAATCATTGACTGAAAAGTATGGTAATGGTTCTATTGATTTAGAATCAGGACTATTCACAAAAACCTAATAAGAATTAAACATATAAAACAACATGGCAGAACAAATAGTATCACCTGGTGTATTTACAAGAGAAAATGACCAGTCATTTATAACTCAACAACCGGTACAGGTAGGTGCCGCTATTGTTGGTCCTACAGTTAAAGGACCAGTTGAAATCCCTACTGTAGTAACTTCATATAGTGATTATCAGAATAAATTTGGCACTACTTTTGTTAGTGGTAATCAAACATATTCTTATCTCACCTCAATCTCAGCTTATAACTACTTCCAAAATGGTGGTACTACTTTGTTAGTAACTAGAGTTGTTAGCCAATCCTCAGCTTGGACTTCATCTCTCAGTACACCCATAAGTAGTTCAGCTGGGGCATCTTCCCAACCGGCTTTTGTCTTAAAGACAATATCTAAAGGAGCTATAATGAATAGTAGTGGCTCTGAAAACTCAGCTGGGGTTTTAACTAATGGGACTATTGACAATGTTAGATGGGAAATTTCTCAAGCTGATACAGGATCAGGAACATTTACTCTTTTGATTAGAAGAGGAAATGATACAACTAATGATAAAGTTATTTTAGAAACATATGCTAACATCTCACTTGACCCTGAACAGGGTAATTACGTAGCTAGGGTCATTGGTGATACTTATCAAGAAGTAGTCACAGATACTGATGGTAAAACTTATGTTGAAACTATTGGTACTTATCCTAATGCTAGTAGATATGTTTATGTATCCTCTGTAAATAACCCAACTCCTAGTTATTTTAATAGTGATGGTACAGTTAAGTCTGCTTTTACAGCTTCTATTCCTTTAGTAGCTAGTGGAACTTTTGGGGGTGCTGTAGGTACTTTAAACATTGGTGGAGCTAATTTTTATGATAAAATTAATTCTACAAATACTCAAGGATTAACAGGAGCAGCTTATACAACTGCTTTTTCATTATTAGCTAATAAGGATGAATATTCTTATAAAGTAATAACCACTCCTGGTTTATACTATGCTGATTATACTTCTCAATTGGGTACTCTTATGACAACAGTTCAAAATAGAGGAGATGCTATAGCAGTTATTGATTTAGTAAAATATGGAGCTACTATAAATGAAACTACAACCCAAGCCGGTGCTAATAATACTAGCTATGCCGCCGCTTATTGGCCTTGGGTTCAAATTCTAAACCCAGATACAGGTAAATTTAATTGGGTGCCAGCTTCAACCCTAATTCCTGGTGTTTATGCTGCTAATGATACTTCAGCTGAGCCTTGGTTTGCACCCGCTGGTATCAATAGAGGAGGACTATCTCAAGTTATTAGGCCTGAAAGAAAACTCCAAAGATCAGACAGAGACACATTATATGAAAATAATGTTAACCCAATAGCCAACTTCCCAGCTACCGGCCCCGCGGTATTTGGTCAGAAAACATTGCAGAAAAGAGCTAGTGCTCTTGACAGAGTTAATGTTAGAAGATTGTTAATTGAACTTAAGAGCTTTATTGGTCAAGTAGCTAACAATTTAGTATTTGAACCAAATACAGCCGCTACAAGAAATGCCTTCTTAGCCCAAGTTAACCCATATCTTGAAAGTGTTCAGCAGAGACAAGGTGTGTATGCTTTCAAGGTTGTTATGGATGATTCAAATAATACTCCGGATGTAATTGATAGAAATCAATTAGTTGGTCAGATTTTTATCCAACCAACCAGAACAGCTGAATTTATAGTACTTGACTTCAATGTATTACCAACAGGAGCTGAGTTCCCAGCCTAATAATTAAAAACTTAGATATATAATATTTATAATAAAATACAACAATGGCAGTACTAGATCCAAACGAAATATTTTTCACACCATTTGAGCCTAAACAGCAGAATAGATTCATTATGTATATTGATGGATTCCCAAGCTATCTAGTAAAGGCTATTGGTGCTATAACAGTATCACAAGGAGCTCTTGAGCTTAATCACATCAATATTCAAAGATTTGTAAAGGGCAAAACAAAGTGGGGTACTATTCAATTCACTCTATTTGATCCTATTACACCTTCAGGTGCCCAATCAGTAATGGAATGGGTAAGATTACATCATGAATCAATCACTGGTAGAGACGGATATTCTGATTTCTATAAAAAGGATTTAACATTTGATGTTTTAGGTCCTGTAGGGGATGTTGTATCACAATGGATTATTAAAGGAGCCTTGATTACTGAATCTAATTTTGGTGAATACAATTGGGACAATGAAGGAATAATCAATTTAACAATGACAGTTCAACCTGATTACTGTGTGTTGAATTTCTAATAGAAAATAATTATAGAAAGAGAGCGCGATTTTTCGCGCTCTTTTTTTATTTTCATATATTTATAATAAACAAAGTTATTAAAAATGAGTGAATTTAAATTCCCAACTGAAATTATAGAATTACCTTCAAAAGGTTTACTATATCCTGAAGGCCACCCTTTAAGAAGTGGCAAAGTAGAAATGAAGTATATGACAGCTAAAGAAGAGGATATTTTAACTAACCAAGCTTATATTGAAAGGGGTATTGTTTTAGATGAACTTCTTAAATCTTTAGTTGTAACTAAAGTTAATATTAAAGACTTAATTATAGGAGATAAAAACGCTTTACTAGTAGCAGCTAGAGTTTTAGGTTATGGTAAAGATTATTCTTTTAGTTATAATAATAGACAGTACACTGTTGATTTATCAACTTTAGAAAATAAATCTTTTGATGAATCTTCTATAATCCCTGGGGAGAATAATTTCCCATACACCTTGCCTGACAGTGGTACTCCCATAACATATAAAATATTAACAGGGCATGATGAGAGTAAAATAGATGCTGAGATTAAAGGATTAAAAAAGATTAACAAAGATAATTCCCCTGAACTCTCAACTCGATTAAAATATATAATTACCTCAGTTAATGGTTCTTCAGAACCTAAAGATATTAGAACTTTTGTAGACACTTATCTTTTAGCTAGAGATTCTAGAGCTTTAAGAAAACACATTAAAGAAACCCAGCCTGATGTTGATTTAACCTTTATAGATGATAGCAATGAGGAGATTGCTATCCCAATAAATCTAAACTTTTTTTGGCCTGACATTTGATATAATCCCTCAAGCTAGACTAGGTTTATTTAAGCAAATTCATGAAATAGTATTTCATGGTAAAGGAGGGTACTCATGGAGTGAAATTTATAACATGCCAATATGGCTTAGAAGATTTACTTTTAATGAGATACAAAATTATTACTCTAAAGAAAGAGAAGAATATGAAAAATCTTCTAGTCAAGGTAAAACCACAGTTATAGATTCTAAAGGTAAAATCCAAGCCCCTGAGTTTTTGAAGACCCCTACATATAAGTAAGGGTCTTACTTTTTTATATTTATAATAAAATAAATTATACTAAATGGCTACTCCTACTCCTCAAGAAATCCAAAGATTATTAGATAAATTAGATGCTGCTTATAAACGATTAGGAGAAGAAGATAATCCTTTTAAAAATTTTAATGTTAATCAATTTAAGGATGCTGCTACTGCTGCTAGAGCTTTAGAAGATGCTTTAAGAGGAGTTGAAGATAGATTAGACAGTGTTAGAGGTGATTTAGATTGGATTAATAAATCTCTTACTGATAGTTTAAATGAACTTTCTAAACAAGATGTGTATCTTAAAATGCAAAAATCATCTCTTAGTGATATTAGTAATATAGCTAGACAAGCTTTAGCTATTAGAAGAGGTGAAAGTGATCTTAATGATAAGATTCTTAAAAAATTAAAAGAACAAACTCGAGAAAATATAAGAAATCTAGAGAATGTAAGAGATGCATACATAAAACAAGGAAAATCAACAGAAGAGATAAATAAACAAATAGCATCATCTAAAGATTTAGAAAAAAATTTAAATGATATTGAAGATACTTATGAAAATATAAATAGTAAGTTAGGCTTTATGCCTAAAATAGCAGGTGGAATTGACAAAGCTCTTTCAAAACTTGGACTCCCAGACCTTGGTTTTTCAGATGCTTTAAATGATACCTTAAAAGCTGGTCAAGCAGCTGAGGGGTTGGGTCAAAAATTTAATGTTGTTGAAGAATTCACTAAAAGAGCAGGAGAGAATTTAAAGGGAATGCTTTCTAAAGCTAATCTAATTCAATTCGCCATAACTCAATTAGTAGATGCTTTAATTAAAACTGACAAAAACACAGGAGAATTAGCTAAAAATATGGGAGTTAGCTATGATGAAAGTCTAGAAAATTTAATTAAAGCCCAAACATCTTTAAGTAAAGCTTTTGGAACCAATGTTCTGTTAAGTGGAGAATTATTAAAAGATTACGCCCAAATAACAGAACAAGCTGGTTATAGTGCTGAAGCTGCTACTTCTTTAGGTAAAATTACCCAAGCTACAGGTGGTGATTTATCTAAAAATACAGCTTCTATATTAGGAACAGCTGCTGCTTTTAACGCTACTAATAAATTAGCTCTCAATGAAAAAGAAATTGTTGAAGAAGTAGCTAAAACAGGTGCGGCTACAGTTTTAACATTTAATAAAAATACTAAAGCTTTAGCTGATAATGTTCTTCAAGCTAAAAAGTTTGGTCTTAATTTAGAACAGGCTTCTCAAATATCTGAGGGATTACTTAATTTTCAATCTTCTATTGAATCTGAATTAGAAGCTGAATTATTAACTGGTAAACAATTAAACTTTGAACAAGCCAGATTTTTAGCTTTACAAGGTAAAACCGGGGAGGCTGCCGCTGAGGTTGCTAAACAAGTTGGAAGTTCAGCTGATTTCGCCGATATGGGTGTTCTAGCTCAAGAAGCTTTAGCTAAATCTGTTGGATTATCTCGTGATGATTTAGCTCAATCTATTTTAGACAGAGAAGTTTTAGCTAAGTTAGGAGAGAAAGAAGGAACAGCCCAAGAAGCTTATAACAACCTTAAAAAACAAGGTCTATCAGATGATGCTATAGCAGCTAAATTAGGTGATGAAAAATTAGCAACCCAACTTAAATCTCAGTCTATACAAGATCGTTTTAATGCTTCTATAGCTAAAATGCAAGAATTATTTGTATCTGTAGCGGAACCTATATTAGCTATTGTATCTCCTTTAATGGATCTAGTTATGATAGTTTTACCTCTTATTAATAAGTTACTTCAACCTATTAAAACCACATTTGATGGTATAAGTAAAATAATATCAGGAGACTTAGAAAATCTTTCATTTTGGGAAGCCGCATTAGGAGGAATAGCTGTAGTTTTAGGGGGTATATTAGGTTTAAATAGAGCTATATCTGTTATAGAAGCAAGAGTTACCTTAGCTAAGGAATTACAATTAGGTCTAGGGGCTCAAATATTAACTGGTTTAGGGCTTCAAAATATGGCTTTAAATTATCAAATAGCTCGAGAGCAAGGTATGAATGTTTTAAGAGCTATAGGTGTGACATTAGAACAAACTAAATTAGGAGCTATAATAGCTCAAGGTGTAGGTATTGTTAAAAATATAGGTAAGTTAATAATAGAAAACGCAGCTAGATTCGCTGGGGCTATAGCTGCCATAACTACAGCTTCAGCAGCTACTTTAGGTATAGGTATAGCAGCGATTGTAGCTGGAATAGCTGCGGGAGCTATGGCTTTAAAATCAGCTCAAAAAGCAGATGATATGGTATCTGAAGGAGGGTATGGTAAACGTACTCTCTTAGCCCCCGAAGGAGCTATTAAATTAAATGATAAAGATACTGTAATAGCTGGGACTAATTTAGGTGGTGGGGGAGGAACACAAGCTTCAACATCATCTCCTTCAATAGATTTAAGTCCTCTTTTAGCTAAAATGGATCAAATGAACACTATCTTAAATCAACTATTAGCTAAAGAAGGCACTGTTACTTTAGATGGTAATAAAGTTGGTACTGCTTTGACTATGGGATCTTATAAAATACAATAATTAAATATTTATAAACATGGCAATAATTAATCAATTACTTAAGCAAGGATCAATTTACTCTAACTTAGATGGAAGAGACGCTGCAATTCCTAATTTTAAAGAATCTAAATTACATAATGAATATTCTTTAAATGGTAAACCTGGATTAAAAAACAAACCTGCTCCTTCTATTTTAGATTTAAACGGTAAAATCCCTTCAAATAATTATAGAAATAATGCTCCTGAAGGGAGAACTTTCTAACTAGATGCCTTTAGTTGATCTAAAAACAAATCTCAAGTCTATAAAATATGGGCTTGATAGACCTAATATGGGTAGTAGTAAAGAACCTTTTATTACCAAACCCATACCGGATGAAATACCAGTTGACATTCCTGATTTTATATTAAGGGATGGGGCTTTAAAAAGAGGATTTGAAGATGTTTCTAGATTAACTCAATTATTTACTACTGTTAGAGGGCTTAGATTCATAGCTAATACTAACCTTTTAGCAGCCCAAAACCCTAAAATACCAGGATCACCAAGAAATTTATACTTACCAACCAGCACTATAGCTCAGGTTGGTGTTAATGCTATAGGTACTCATTTAAACCTTTTAGGTGAAACCCCTATTGATTTACCTAGTACCCCTATTAATATAGGTAATTTTTCTTTTAATATAGGAGGAGATACCTACTCCACTGAGTATAAAAATAATCATTCAGATCAAGATAGTAACAGGTTAGTTATTTTAACTCGAAAAAAAATAGGATTAAAAGGAGAAGAAGAAGGAATTGGAGATTTTTATATAGATCCTACTAAAGCTATTAAATATGGTATTGCTCTTTCTAATGATAGGTTAATATCTAACTATTTAGGTGGACCTGGGGCGGGCTTAACTGGGTTAAATACAACTATTAATAGGACAGAGTTTACAGTAGGTTCCAAAGGATATAGTGGTGAAGATATATCAACATCTAAATCTAATTCTAGAAACCAAATAGCTAACTCTAAAACTTCTTTAAATTTAACTAACTTATTAGGAGCTTCTAGTGAATACTTCACTTATACTGAAGTGAGTGGTATTCAAGTCCCTGATCCTGATCCTGAATTTTTAGGAATTAACCCTGGAGATGGGTCTCAATTAAAAACTTACGGTCCTCAAGATAATAATAGTACTTTAAGTATTAATTCTGATAAAGATTCTCTTATTTCTTCATCTTTACAAACTTCTTTTAACGAATCTAATAATTCTAAAACCTCAATCAATGGTTATAAATTATTAGGAGCATCTATCAAAGAAGGAATAAGTGATTGGTCTGATGCTGGATCAGGTTCAGTTGAAGTTGGGTTTAATTATGAAAATGGCACTCAAACCAAATTATATGGTCCTCAAGACAGTAATACTTCTTTAAGTAAGGATTCTAATAAGGATTCTCTTATTTCTTCATCTTTACAAACTTCTTTTAACGAGTCTAATAATTCAAAATCTTCAATAAATGGTAATAAATTATTAGGTGCTTCCCTCAAAGAAGGAATATCTGATCAAAACAATACAGGTTCAATTAAAACTGGTTTTGATGCAGATGGTAAACAAACCAAATTATATGGTCCTCAAGACAGTAATACTTCTTTAAGTAAGGATCCTAATAAAGATCTTCTTATTGCTTCATCACGACAGGTTTCTTCTGGTGTTACTTCTCTTAAAACTCTCTCATCTTATAAAAATTTGTTAGGAGCTTCTAAAGTATATGATGAGAGAAATAGTGTTAAAGAATCTTCAACAGCCCCTTTTACTGAACCTGAAGTTGATAAATCAGGATTTAATAACCTAAATCAACAGCTTAAGAGATATGGCCCTCTAGATAATAATATAGTCCCTGATAAAAACTATTTAGATTATAGATACCAAGGAACCCCAGCTTTAAGAGAAAATATAAGTTCATCACTTTATGAAATAGGTAGGCAAGGTAAAGTTGATATGTTGACTACACCTAATAGCCCTTATGGTCAAACTTTTTTTCCTAATTACACTGTAATAAATTCTCCTTTTATAGGAGATAAAAATTTTGATGCTATAAGAAACCAAAAAGATCAGTTTAACAGAAATAATACTGAAAAACTAAATCTTAGTAAATTTAGTGGAACTACACAAGCTTTAACCCCATTTTTAAAGGGGGCGGATGGGAAAAAAGAAAAAGATAGTGGAGGAGATGAAACAACTAATGAAGGCCAATTATATCCTTTCATTTTAAACCTAATAGACGCCGAATCCCCAGATACTAACCAATATCTTTATTGGCAAGCTTATATAGAATCATTTAGTGATAAAATTAACGCTGATTATGAAAATTATGAATATCCTGGTTATGGTACCTCTTTTCATAGATATAAATCATTTAGTAGAGAAATAAATTTAGATTTTACTATTGAAGTTCCTCATCCTGATCAAATGGTTATCATTTATCGTAAACTTGAAGAACTTATAAGACATTTAGCACCTAACTATGGTCAAGGTGGATATTTGCGTGGGAATTTTGTTAAACTTACATTTGGAGATTATCTAAGAGACACCCCATGCATCTTAAAAGGTTTCACAATAGAGCCAATATTTGACGGGGGATTTGACATAGGTCGTTCTGGTTATGGATCAAGAGGAAAAAGTTCAGGCTATCAATTACCAAAAGTTCTCAAATTAAGCGGTTTTAATTTTATAGTACTTGCTGATAATAATAACCAATTGATAAGAAAAAGTTCAACTTTTATTTCAAATAAGGAACATCCTTTAAATTAAAGTTAATATAAATGAATAGATATGTTAATATAACACCTATAGTAACCTCTTCATTAGGAAAACAATATTATTATGGAGCTAGGTATCCTGAGGTGGCTTATAGAAATACTGATTTTTATGTTATATCCCAAGAAGAAGATAGGTATGATTTATATGCTAATGAATATTATAGAGACCACACTTTATGGTGGATAATACCTGCTGCTAACCCTAAGTTACCCTTTAATTCTCTTTACCCTCCTTTGGGAGTTCAAATTAGAATACCTATAGAATTAACAGAAATTCTTTCTGATTATAAGTTATTAAATCAATTGTAAAAATTATAGTGGATATGAAAACACCTCAAGAAATAATTGGTGAATCTTTTGACGGGTATGTAAGTAAACAAATTGAACTTAGACAAACTAAATTAGGGCAAATTCAAAAAGATAATAAAATATTAACTTATGAATCTGGAAAAAGTCCTTGGATAAGACTTTGTTCTAGTGTTGATTTAGATTCAACCAAAGCCAGTGAATTTGCCTCCAAATATGCTAGCGGACAAAACCTTACAGGTAATCAATTAGCTAAATATTATATGTTATTTGGAGGAGTTAGCATGGGAGATTTTGGGACTGAAAATTGGAGCCCAAAGCAATTAAAAGGAGGAGTTGCTAATACCTACAATGTAAGTTATATACAACAAAATGCCTATGGTTTTGACTCAACCAATCAGTATGGCTTATCTCCTATGCCTGGGGTAACTTCTATAGATGTTGTTTCTCAAAACCAAGGCTCTTTAAGAGAAGCTACTATTAAAATTACTTGTTATAATATTTCTCAATTTGAGACAATTGAACTTTTATTTTTAAGATTAAAATATACTATTCTTTTAGAGTGGGGTCATTCTATGTATTTTGAAAACGGAACTCAAGATTTAAGAACTACTCCCTCTGTTAGTGATGTTTATGATAAATTTTTAAATGTATCTAAATTAGATCCACCTCAAGGACAAACGTATTTAAGAAGAGTTTTGGATTATATAGAAGTCCAAAGAGAAAGTAGTAGTGGTAACTATGATGGTTTCTTAGGGTGGGTAACTAATTATGAATGGGAAATGCAACCTAATGGCATTTATAATATAACTATTAAAGCTATTTCTCATGGTGATATTATTGAATCTTTAACTGTAACTACTCCTCGTTCTGATGAAAGTGGGGGTGATGAAGTTAAAGAACAAAACAAAGCTAATAATAGCACTTTAGGCAGAATTTTAAATGCCTTAAAAAAGGCCTTAGATGGAGATGATTTATTTACAGCTGAACAACCTGGATTCCCTGTAGCTACCTCAGACTTAACCTCAACAAATGGTGTTATCATTTCATATTTTCAAGATAAAGAAACAACATCTTCCTCAAATATAGCTAATTTAATTAAACTTAAAAATAAACCATATATAAATCCTTTTTATAATATGGCTGGGGAAGAAGTGGTGAGGATAGCACCCACAATGGGTGAGGGTAAAAATTTTTATTACATAACATTAGGGGCTCTTCTTAGACTAATTGAGAGTTTTTGTCTAACATACGACAAATCAGGAATTCCTACTTTTAACATATATTGGTCATATGAGGGCAATTATACTACTAATGCTGATCCTTATATAATGTCAAGTGATATTAATACTTGTTGGGCTTTTGGAGAAAGTGCTTTTGCTAATCCTGGTGAAGATTATAACAGCGCAAAAGCCTCAACTAAAAAAATAAGCTATATAGGAGACCAATTTTATAATAGTAGTGCTTCACGCTTATATTATATGTATGCTTTTCTTAACATAGATTTTCTTCTAACTACTTTAATTGATAATATTGATTCTGAAGGGAATCTTTCGATTTATGATTTTCTCTCAGCTATTTTAACAGCTATGAATGGGACTTTGGCTAACTATATTAACCTTGAACCTTACTATGATTCCACTACTCATAATTTATACATCATTGACAGATCTACCCCAGTTAAACCAAACAATCTTCCAACACTTATAAATGTAGGTTTAGTAAAACCAAATCAAGGTACCTTTGTAAAGAGCTTTTCAGTCAAATCTGAAATAACCCCAAATTTAGCTTCTCAAATAGCTATAGGTGCTCAAGCAAATAATGAAGATGTAGGTGTAGAATCTATAGCTTTTTCTAGGTGGAATGCTGGTTTGACAGATAGAATTGTACCTAATAAAATAGTCCCCAAAAATAGCACAGAAAACAGTGATAATTTTTTAGGTCTTAAAAAGGACACTATTTCTTATTTAACAGCTTTAGGAAGTGGAGTATGGATGAAAAATTATGTAGAGGAATTAAGCCCCTCAGTGAATGACTATCAAAAACAAATTAAGGCCAGTAGAATATTAGCAAACCCAAAAGCAGCCTCACCATCTTTTATACCTATATCTCTAAACTTAACTTTAGACGGAATATCAGGAATAAAGATTTTTCAAAAATATACTATAACAGAAGATTACCTCCCAAAAAGTTATAGAGATAATATAGAATTTATTATTAAAGGTATATCTAATACAGTCGATCCTTCAGGATGGACTACTAAAATTGAAGGTCTTAGCATTCCAAAAGGAAATGAAGCACTAAGTGGGGGAGTTAGAACTAGTGAAGCTGGTGCTTTTGATAGTAATAGAGATAGAAGTGTTTCTACAAATGATGGGGGAAGTGTTGCTACTCCAAATAGTGCTGGGTTAACTCAACCAACAACAGGGGGAAAGATAGTACATGATTACACGGGTCAAGCTGGTCAAAATGTTCAATTGATTTTAGACGCTTTAAATGCTGTGGGTCTTACTAATCCTATATCTCAAGTAGGAGTTTTATGTACTGTATCTAAAGAATGTGGATTTTTACTTAAAGGAGAAATTGGTTATAATAACACTTCTAATGAGAGAATCAGAAAGATTTTTAAAACTAAACTTGGAAAACAAAGTGATGCTTTTATAAATGATCTAAAAAAAGACAAAGTCAGATTTTTCAGTTATGTATATTCTGATAATTATGGTGGTTTAGGTAATGGAAGTGCTGCTTCTAAAGACGGGTGGACATATCGAGGAAGAGGATTTAATGGTCTAACAGGAAGAGCTATTTACAAAAAGTATGGTGATCTTGTAGGTGTAGATATACTTAACAATCCTGATTTAGTAAATAAAGATTTAGCTTTGGCAGCTAAAATACTTGTTCAATTTTTAGTTGTCCAACCCAAAAATAAAGGATCATACACAGTGTTCCAAAATACACAACAAGCTATTTTAAAATTTGCTGATTTGAATAACGGAGGCACCCCAAATACTATGCAACGAGAAAAAGCCTTACAGGCAGAACGTCATTTCAAGATTGTAGGATAAAAATATTTATAACTATGCCTTATACCCCTAAAAGTAGGATCCAAACTAATCTTTATACAGAAGGCCGTGAATATACTTTACAAATAGAAGGCCCAGAAGACCCTGGTTATGTTGGGTATTATCATAAATTATATAATGGTAAAATCTACACTGGGAAAAGCCCAGATGACAAACCTAATTCTCCTCTTTATCCTATTCCTTTTAATGATGGGAAATCAACTTATGGTTTTTTTGATCTCCCAAATAATAATCTTATTTTAGATGGAGATTCTAATGTTGCTGGTTATTTAACTCTTAAAAATTTATTACCTGATTCTAAACGTTCTTCTCCCCCACTTTATTTAACCCAACCAACAGAACAAGATTATAAAATAGGAGAATTCAGAAGGTACTTTTGTAAAAAACGTAATGAATTCACTTACTTAGAAATTTCTAAGTCTGATTATGACAAATTAACTAAAAAAGACTCCACTATAGATTTTATAACTTGGTTTCCTTTTAATATTCCTTGGTCATTAACAGGTGATAAAGATAAAGTGAGCCAAACTAATAAAAATATAGTTTCACTACAAATAAATAAAGATAAATTACACGGTTTTAATAAGTATTTAAAAGAAGATTATCTAAAATATTATAAAGCTTAAATATTTATTACTAAACCCCCTATAACAACATGGCTGAAAGGTTTAGAATAGACTTAGGCTTTCCCGCTTTATATGCATCTCTATCAATGGATACTAAAGGTATCACTGATGGAGTTGTAGTTTATGATAAGGAAAGACAACAATTATTCTACACAGGAAGTTATGGGGCTGGGGGAGGGGGCATTGATCCAAGTTTATACTTAAAAACAGCCTCAGCCAATCTTAACATAATTACCTTTACTAAAGGAGATGACTCTCAATTTACCATAACAATTGATACAGGTAGTGGTGGTGGAGGTGGAGGAGGTATAACTAACATAACAACAGGGGATGGTCTTTCAGGAAGTCTGTCAGGTACTACTTTTACTGTAGAAGTAGATTATTATGGAGCTGATAATGTTATATTAGACGCCCCCAATTTCTCCCCAGGCAATGAAAGTAGAGCTGATGATAAATTACTTATCTATAACCAATTTGATGGTGAAGTCCAAGATATTACTATCCAACAATTTATAGATGGTTATAGTATAGGGGGTGGAAGTAATTATTGGATTTTAGATAATAATAATATAGTTAATAGTGGAAGTTTAGATGTTATTATATCATCATCTTTAACTTTAGTTCAAACTAGTAGTAATGATGATATTCTTACTATTAAAAGAGGAAGTGAAACTTCATTAAAAGTTAATAATCAAGGTGTGTTAACTTTATCACCTAATAGTTTTTTTCCAACAGCAGTAACAGGTGGTATAATTTATAAAGATAATGAATTTTATTTCGGCTTCCAATAATATTTATAATAAAATACTAAGTTTTATGGCAACTTTTCAAGATATCAAAGCAACAGCAATTAAAGATTCTTCAATTGAATCTCCTATTAAAAAAAATGAGCTTCCTCAATTAAATTTAGAGGAAAATAAATATTTACTAGCACTAGTTGCTCGTTCTGACTTTAAGGGTCAGGAAGTACAGATAGTTTATAACATAGTTTTTAAGTTACAAGAAATAATAAAAAACTCAAATACCTAAATAAATGGCTGAATGGAAAAAGGTAATAGTATCAGGCTCTAATGCTGAACTAAATAACATATTTGCTAAAGGATCTATTACTGGGAGTAATGTTAGCTCCAGTGGTAATCTATTCGCCAGTTTAAGTGCTGTACCTCAAAATTGGGTTGTTACTTATAAATCAGAAAGTGGTCAATTTCATTACACTGCTTCTACAGCTGTAGGTAATACTACTATAGGAGATCCTTCTGATGGGACTTATAATGGTGGGGTTTTTCCTTTTGTTCCAACTACAACTATAGCAGATGCTGTTGATGATTTAAACACCCTATTATCATCTCTAGTCCCATCCCAAGCCCCAAGTTTAAATAATATAAGTTCTTCAAATGTTGTTGATGGTACCTCAGCATCAACTGATGGGGACGTAACATCTGCTCAACTAAGTTTTGGAGCAACTAACTCAAGTTTTGTTGGTGATTATACTATAGTATCAGGATTAAATGGGCTAACTCCAGCGGGGACAAATACTTCTGTGAATACTGATGCCGCTTTTTCCCAAACCACTACCCCAGATTATAGATTAGGTGTATTTGATGGAACAATTAATATTGTTGGTAGATTAAATGGAACTACCCCTCAAAATCCTACTGACACTGGTACTAATTATAAAGCTTATGCTTTTAATAATGGCCATTTAGGAGAATTAAGAATTTATGTTAATGATAATACAACTCCTAAACATACTTTAGACCTAACTTCAACTATGGCTGCTATAGCTAGTAGTGTGAATGGTAATGGAACAGGATTTACTAATATAACAGCCACTAGAAGCGCGGCTTTCCCTAATGGAGATCCTTTTACTAATTTTATCCACAGAACTGGGAGTTTTGTGGTTGATGATCTTGACCAACGAAATGGATGGAATTGGTGTAGAGTAGTTCATACTGGGTCTAGTTTTGATGTAACAACTAACTATATCGAATGGGTTAATGATAAATCAGGTTCAATAGCAGCTACCTTCCCATCAACTACTCTTAAACAAAGAACCCCAACAGGTACAAGATATTTAAGCCAAATTCCCTATTATACAGGTGTAACTGTAGAATTTACAGCTTCAATTAGTAATGCTTATACTATGACTTATGTAGCTAATAATGCTATAGGTTTTGATGATGAAAATACTAATTTAAATGATTTTGCCTCTCAAAATATACCTGCTTTAGGTAATAATAATCCTAGAACTACAACTTTAACAGTTAGTAGTTCTGGGGCTTATAGTAACACTACAAATGCTTCTTATTTCTTTACTTCATCTGAAAATGGAGGGACTGGAGCGAGTGGGGTAGGAGAAGGAGCTGGGACTGACTTTGGAAATGGTATTGGGGTTAGAGCTAATTTTGCTAAACCTTTCTTAACTACAGCCAACTCAAGTTATTCTAGGACTGGGAGTATGTTTTTGATAGGGAAAAACAGTACTAATAATACTTTAGGTTCTTCAGCTAATTATTCATTTCTTAATGAATATGGAAGATTAATTTCAAATTCTTATGATAATCAAAGTGATGTAACTAATGCGGGAAACGCTTGGGATTCACAAAATAGTAGTATAGATACTAATAAAGGTTTAATTGTATATGGGCAGCCTAGAATTAATGGAGTTTTAACAAGTACTACTTATTATAATTATAACAGAGTAATCTCATCATTTAGTGATAGCTATAGCTATAATGGTGGTAATTTTAGTAATATCTCAGCCCCATCCTCCCCACCTAACTTAAGTACTTTATCTCATACTGAGTTAATGATTTTCCTTAGGTATGATAATGGAGCTAGCGCTACCCCAACTAAAACTGTAACCTTATATGGGGTAAATGCAACAGTAGTACCAGACGGTACTTCTCTTTCAGGGAATAATATTCACTGTTATTTTAAAGTTCCCGGCCAAACTGGGTTTAGAGATATGGCTACAGCAGCTCCTGGTGGGGCTTATACAGCCTTAGCAGATGGAGTAGGATGTTACAATGGGACTGTTCCTTCTCTTACTTTAGGATCAACCAACACTTCCTTATCCCTCCCAGTCCAGTTAGTAAATGAAGTTGTACCAGCTAGTGGATATGCTGTATTAAAAATAGTCACACATAAAGACTGGGAAGGGTATTTTTATAATATTACAATATCATAATAGATTATGGCTAATAATACATTAACTCAACTTAACCAATTACAGATAGCTTTTAAAAAGTTATTAGGAAAGTCTCATACTAACCCTAATAAGGAATTTTTCAATGAAAACTTTCCATCAGCTATACAATCTACTACAGATATTATATTTGGGGAACCCATTTCTTCAATAACAATAACTCCAGCTAATTACACTAATACAAATAATATAACTGAAGTTGTTCCTTTCACACTTGAGGCTCTTACAACAGATTCCACTTATGATGCTGACCCTGGGAATGCTACTTTGAGTAGTTATGGAACTACTATTGGAGCCCAAACAGCTGATACAGCTGCTGAGAATACTTCAACAGTTCATGCTTATAAGTTAGTATTACCTTCTAATTATCAAACTAATAGTACTAACCCTAAAAAAGGAACTGGTCCTTTTGTTAATAGCAAAGTTGTAGCGGACACAACTGGATCTTTGCAGATTATACCTGAATCATTTGGGCTAGGTTATAGACCAATAGTTAGAGACTCCAGTGGTAATCTTATATCTAGTTTAGGTAATGAAAACTGGGTTATTGATCCCTATATTGGGATTTTATGGATCCAAGACCAAGGTGGATCTTTTGCGGTTCCAGCATCTGTTACAGCTTCACTCTATATTGGTAAATACGCTGATGAAGTAATTGCTAGTGGTAGTGGAGAACCTGCCTTCCCATTCTCAGGTAGTGCTGTTATAACAGGATCTCTTACCATTAGTGGTAGTAGCGGACCGGAGTTAATAGTTACAGGAACTGTTGAAGTTACAGGAGGTATAACAGGTTCACTATTTGGTACTTCAAGTTGGGCTATAAATTCTTTAACCGCCTCCTATGTTAATCCTTTAACCCAATCAGTCTTTATAAGTGGAGGTATTGACATATATAACAGTGGTAATTGGGATATCTATACAGGAACTCATATTATTGGAAATGGGATTGCCCCAGCATTAGGAAGTATTACAGGTTCTGGTCTTATAATTAGTGCTTCAGATTTACCACTAGGTACATATAATCTTTTAAAAGTTGGAAATACTGAAATAGTTGGTTATGAATTTGGTGGAACTAGTACTTTATTAATACATAATGTTGATTCTTTCCAAGTAACCTCAGGAAGTGATGGTGGAACCATAAAGAATTTGTTTGTCCATGATGGGGATAATTTTGAAATTTATTCAAAAGAATCTAAAATAGCCTCTTTTGGTTCATCTAGTACCTCTATAACTTCTACTGATAATTTTTCGGTTGGTTCTACTACAACATCAATTAAAGCAGCTGTTACTAATGATTTAACTAATGGTGTAGCAGTATTTACAACAGCAGTTGGGATAAATCCATCACCTATAGGAAGAGTTTCTAGTTCCTTATTTATTTTAGCTACTGGTTCAAACCAAATAATATCCGGAGGATTAACTATAACAGGAAGTTTAAATGTTTCTCAAGGAATAACTGGTTCGTTATTTGGAACTGCGAGCTGGGCTCAAAGTGCTTCTCAAGCTATTAGTTCTAGTTACGCTTTAAGTGCTTCCTATGCTTTGAGTGCTTCCTATGCCCTAAGTTCTAGTTATGCTCTAAGCGCTTCCTATGCCCTAAGTTCTAGTTATGCTCTAAGTGCTTCTTATGCTCTAAGTGCTTCTTATGCTCTAAGTTCTAGCTATGCTCTAAGTGCTTCCTATGCTTTGAGTGCTTCCTATGCTTTGAGTGCTTCCTATGCTTTGAGTGCTTCCTATGCTTTGAGTGCTTCCTATGCTTTGAGTGCTTCCTATGCTTTGAGTGCTTTATGCTCTAAGTTCTAGCTATGCTCTAAGTGCTTCTTATGCTCTAAGTTCATCCTATGCCCTAAGTTCTAGTTATGCCCTAAGTTCTAGTTATGCTCTAAGTTCATCCTATGCCCTAAGTTCTAGCTATGCCCTAAGTGCTTCTTATGCTTTAAGTTCTAGTTATGCTCTAAGCAGTTCTTATGCTTTTAATGCTACAAGTGCTTCTTATACTTTAAGTTCAAGTTACGCTACAACTGCCTCTTATGTACTTACATCATCAGTAACAGATGCTGCTTTAGTTACTCCTACTAATAGTGATAGTAACTATAAAGTATTATTTACTGACAATACAACCACTACAGATTATGAAAGACTAAATATTGATAATGGTACTGGTGAATTTACATATAATCCTTCAACCAATGTATTATCAGTAGGAACTATTACAGCTTCAGTTGGTTTAAATGGAACTGCTAGTTGGGCTAATAATGCTACAAGTGCTTCTCATGCCCTCACAGCTTCCTCTGTTAATACTTTAAACCAAGCTGTTACTATAAATGGTAATTTAACAGCTGGTACTTCATCATTAGCTAATTTAACTGTTACTAATAATGCTATTATAAATGGTGATTTATTTGTTTACGGTTCAGCCTCAGTTATTAACGTTAATAATTTATCTATTGAAGATAAATTTATATTATTAAATAGT